ATCCGCATTGGGAAAGTCAGCCGAACCCATGTACAGATCACCGATAACCTGTGCGAGTTGCGGTTGTTGTCCAATCATTTGAGACATTGCAGAAAAGGCTTCCTGTCTTCTAGTTTCATAGTTAGAACCAGATTCTGCAACTACATCATAACTTCCAACAGACGGATTAAAGATTGTGGAGACTGTGGCCTCCTCCTTGTCTTCCATTTGTTTGTAGGCCGTTTTCAGAGTTGGGTCAATCATTACCTCTTGCTCTGTGCCGTCCTCTCCCAAAATTCTAATAGTCCGTTTTGTGTCGTATATCTTAGGAATTAGATCAATCAAAATCTTACCTGTGAACGCAATAGCCATGTTTTGATTGTCTTGGAAGTGGTAAGTTACCCTCTCCCCTTGATATTGACGTTTGCCAATTGCAACCCCTGAGAGTTCTTGACCTTGCGCCCCAAACGTCTGTTGGTACTGACCTGAAGTCATCATCATTTCATTTTCAGCGACTTGCATTCCTTCCATGTAAACTGGAGCAGAGGACGGAGGCTGAGACCTTGCTGGAGCAGGAATAGGGTTTCCGTTTTCATCCGCATGGTTGTAAGCTAGGTAAGCGTGATTCTCAGTATTTGCCGTTGCCCAGTAGTTTTCTAATCCCTCTATTGCCTCAACTGGGGCTAAATACGGTGATTTTGACTGTAGAGCACCATATTCGAGGGCTGCTGAAGCGTTGTAGTTGTACGCTCTTTGTGCATCCTTCATGTATCTGATTAATCCCTTACGGTCTAATCTGCCTTCAATCTGCATTTCCTCACCAGGTACTCGGACAATTGGAACGTACTTTCCTGCCCAAATTCCTTTCTCTAAAATCTTATTCCCACCAATCAAATACTTGTGGATAACATTCTTGTCAATGCGCCTGCGCTCGATGTCCGCACCCATTCGGATAGCCTCATTCAGCATCTTGACTTCTTCTTTAGTCATATCTGATTGACGCTCAAACTTCATTGATCCGTCTTCATTTGGGATTGAATAAAGCCATTCCTTTTTATTCTCACGTTCGTAATAAGTAGCCAACCGAACAACATCTTTAGTAACCCAGGACTGCGCTCCACCTGAATAAGCCATTGGAACGGACTCACCTGGGTACTTCATCTCGAACACTTCCCTTGGCATATCTTCATAGATAAACCCAAATCGAGCGTCTGAACCATCCCTTTTCTTAATGTGTGGATCAAGATAAACACTCATTGCGTCTGGGACTTCTCGAATGTATATTTCCTGATCAAACGTAGAATCGTCTGCGTAGGCAGTTGTGACGGTCCAATATCCTATTCCACCGCCTACTTGTTGCTCCGCTGCCATATCGTAAGCAGTTTTTGCGTTAGATATGTACTCAATGTGACGAACCAATCCTTCAAATATTTCAGCAGCTTCATAAGTTCCCTCATTTCCTGTTGGATGTACGCTAACAGATGGTTTGTTTTCTTTTAGGTTATTAACAACGTGCAACCAATGCGTGTGCACCTTATTGATTGTAATCATTGGTTGAGTATTCAGTCTACGTCTGGCCTTGACCGCTGGTTCCCATTGGTCTTGGTTGTCCGAGTCGGCAAATAGAAATCTCATGTCCTCCCTAAAACTTTGTCGGGACGCTTGTTCCCAGTCCAAACAATGTTTAAAGTTGTCGTGCGCTCTGCGGATAATTTCGTCTTCGGTGTTTGTTGCCATGTTTACATCCAAAATCCAGGTGAATTATTAGAATTAAACTGTTTTTTCGGTGCGTTTTGTGATTTTTTCTCAACTTTTGATCGCAAAATTGCAGGAAACAGTTCGGTTAGCACCCAAATCCAAGCGTCTGCTCGATTTGGAGACTTAGATCCATTGTAACCATTGGTGCTAAATCCTCCAAGTTCTTCCTCTAAATCTGCGAACCTTCCAACGTGCCTGATCTTTCCTTGTTCGTAAAGTGGAGCAAACGGCTCTGCCCTGACCATCTTTGATCGAGTGGCAAGGACTGACTTGTAGTTAGTTCTTGGCCTAGATGCCTGAATAACCATTTCAACCATTGCACCACCATAATTGTTCTCACCCACCAATATGTCTGCGTTGTGCCTGTCGTATGCACTTGTTGCGACTTTGCCCCATGTTGCAGGCCCTGCTTTGACTGTGCAGTCTTCCAATAAATAAGCATTCCCATCCGTCCCCAAAGCTCCTACAACAATACCAATTGCATCATTGTCAGCATTGTCAGAGTCTCCTGCTCCACTAGGGTCAACTCCAACGACCACTCGTACAAATTCAGGTAAGTCTTCCTCTTGAGTGCGCCAACGATCAAAGTACAAGTCAGTAAACAATTGGTTAGGGTTAGCATCTGTAAACTCTCCTTCAAGGAATCGTTTTCTAAGCCTGGCTGACAATCCTTCCAAAGTCTTCAAGTATCCGTCCGACAAGTTATCCACATTGTCTTTAGGATTAATTTGAAAGTATGCGTAATCCTCGGGAGTGTAAAGGTTGATTCCTGTCTCTGGGTCTCTGCGCTGCACAAATAACTTGTACGTCCAATGGTTCTTATCTGGCGGGTTGCAGTCAAAGAACATCCTTGGCTTAAGAGGCTTCATCTCAATCTTTTTATCCACCATGATTTGCTGATTGACTTTCTGAGCCAGTCGAGTCATTGCAATCCCCACCGAACCCCAAGCTATCTGGCTGGACTCATTCAAGTAGATTGTGCTGAACTCCATACCTAGAATCTTCTCCGTCCTTTCCTTATCGTCCAACCCACCAAACCAAATCTCTGATCCATTGTCCAGCTTCGCAAACCAATGCGTCTTATCTAGCTTGTAGTTGACCGTTGGATAGCAAATCTTCATTACCTTTGGGAATGTATCGTAAACCACCGAGTTGACAACGTGATTAAACCGAAACCTGAGAATTGTGTGCCTTGAACCGCCTGCTTTGATCGCCCTGGTTACTATCTGCCTGATTGTGATGAAAGTCTTGCCCGAACGTGATCCACCAAATAGCATGACATAAGTGGGGTCTCCACTCATCAACTTCATGGCCTCAATCTGTTTCTCTGTGTACTTAAGCGTCATTGTCGGTTGCTACTTGCATAAGAAGTGGCCCACCTGCTGCACCTGTAATTTCTTGTTCGGTCTTGTCTCTCCAACCTAAAATGTTCTTTGCGGTAAAGATTGAAAACTGTGCGTTAAAGACCCCTGCCGTAGCACCTTCAACTAAAACAGACTCTTGTAACTGCCTTGCAACCTTATATGCGTCGGAAAACTCAGGATGTTTAAGTCTTTCGTTCTCATCTTTTGCGTTAGCCCATTCGTGTAAAGTGTCTCTTGTGACACCTCTACTGGCAGCAAATCGGGTTAGTGTTGGGAATAGATTAGATAATCTTTCAGTCCGTTCTACTCCATTTGGGAGAATGACTGTTTTCTCTGAGTATGCAGGCTGATTAAAATAATCTATGAGTTCTTGGGCATATTGCTCTTTGTAAAGAGTGGGCCTGCCTGTTCGGTTGGGGTGTGATTTAACTGTTTTCTTCATAGTGTCAGATTGTAATACTATTCTGACAAATTGCAAATTTATTGTTGATTTGCCAGTTGATTATGTAGGTCTTCTAAATAGTTTGGTGCGTGAACGTCTGTTACGTCTATTGGTTTTTGAGCTAATGCTTTATGTAAATCCTCCAAATAATTTGGTGAATGTACATCTTGATTAATTTTTGACAAAACTTCGTCATATCTAGTAACTGGAGTTTTATAAAATAATGCAGCAGACGGAGCAGTTACATCTCCAGTCATATAGCCTTGGTATCCATGTTCTTTAATTAATCGTTCTAAATCACTTTCTACATTATAAGTTTGGCCTGCATTTACATTCGATTTCCAAGGAGTTCTATTAGCTTCTTGTGCCAATGTTCTTAATTTTAATGGGTCTTGAGAAATATCATATAAATTGTTTGCTTCAGAAATATATTTATAGGCTCCTAAACCTGGCTCTGGTTTTACTTGTTCTGGGTTGCCAGTATAAAAATAAGACCTATCTTTTACCGCACCAGAATAATTTTTAAGTCTTTCAGATTCTGCTCCAGCTATACCACTTCCATATCTTGAGGGATCGGTAAATGTTAAATTTGGTTCATTACTAAAATGAGTTAAAAATGTTGATTTTGCAGTTTCTGGATTAGGTTTAATTAAAGGTTGAATGTATTCAGGCATTCCGCCTTTGTAATTTACGTCTGAAAATTCAGGAGGAAGTATTACGGATTTTTGAGGAGCAAATTGAAATTCTCCCCATAATTTATCTTTTTGAGCTTGCAGCAAACTTAAATCTTCTGGATTTTTAGTGCTTGCCATCGCTTTTTCTACCAAATTAAGATTTTTCTTTAATTCAGCATTTAAAGGACTGTAATTAACAACGCTATTTTGTCCTCTAGTTTCAGCAGTCATTGCTAATTTAGCTAATGGTGAGAACATTTGAGAATGTGCGCCCCAGGCCGTTTCTTCTCCCATTGGCCCAAAAGTGTTGCCATGTACTGCGTGTCCAAAATAATCGTGAATAGCCCTAAATTTTTCGTTTGTATTTAATCCAGTTTCAGGATCAATTGCATTTAGAAAATCGTGGGGATCGCCACCTTGATAAACATAAAGATGATTATTTCCATGTACATCTTTGAGCATTTCAACGCTAGACTTGTAATTTCCTTCGCCATTTTTATGATAACTCATATTAACTGGCATTTCTCTGAATTGATCTTCAGTTTCTTTTGCCAATTGTTTATATGATTTGTTAACTAAATCATCATAATTTTGAATGTTATGTTGTTCAATTAACTCTGGCATTTGTTTTTTATATGCCTCAAATATTGCTTTTTTGTATTCTGGGTCTTCAGTTGCAGCGTGCATAAACGTGCGACCAATTGCAGATTGTTTCTTTAATGAACTCTCCTCCATTTGAGGCAAAGCATATGGTTTTCCTTGAGTTCTTAAAGAATAATTATCAGCAACCTGTTTAGCTAAATTATTTGGACTTTTTATTTGAGCTTTGATTTCCTCATCCGATATTCGTGATGGAATGTCGTATCCAGATGATCCTGTGGTATTTCCTTGGATGGGCCGTTCTTCTTCTCTAATGCCTCTAACAGAGCTTGCGTTTCCTTGATTGTTGCGTGGGCGGACTCTGAGGAATGGGCCTTCTTGTGTTGTTTCATATAAACCTTTTGATTGAATTAGTTTTTGAGATAATGCGTTGTGTACATCTTCCAAGTAATTAGGTGCGTGTGGGTCTTGAGGTATTGGAACTGAGTTTCTTTCTTCTATCTTTGCTAGATTTGGGTCAAAAATAACAAAGTTTCTAGTTCCTTCCCCAGCTGCTCGGCTTTGTTCGTCTAAATATTTAATTCCTGGAACATCCAGTTTATTAAGAATATTAGATGCTTCGGAGGGATGACCAATCTTGTCGCTCATGCTTAATTGGGTATAAAACGATTTACCTGTTGGATCTGGGTTAGATTTCAATCCTTTTAAAGTATCTTCATCCAATAATGAGGAATCTTTGATAATTGAATTAAATGCTTTTTGTACGTTTTTAGGTTGTTGACTTAAAGGCTTATCCCAATCAAGCATTTTTTCTATGTGTTCGTCTGGTAGGTCTACTTTGTAAAGATTTCCTGTATTGATAGGTTTACCAGATTGTTCAGCTTTCAAATAATCTAATTTTTGTTTTGTTTGATCTAAAACACCAGGCATCAAAAATTGTTGATTTTGCTCATAATTTTTTAAATCTTTGGTAACTTCTTTAATTGTTTGTTTTATGTCACCATTGTTTTTCTGCAAGTGCATAAAAGCACTTCTGGCGGCAGGGTCATTAGCTGATTGATAAGTTTCAGCAACAGCAGGATTTTCAGCAACATATAGCCCATGACCGTAGGCCTGCGCCCCTTCCCCTGTCCCGATCTTGCTCATGTCAAACTTGTTGAATGTGTGTGGGCTACCATGCCAAGTAGTCATTCCAACTGGGTTGTAAGACTCTGCCATTGCTTGCGCTAGTTCTTGCGTCTTAGGGCCGTAACCCCTTTCTTTGGATGCTTGGGCAAGTGATTCGTTGTACTGTCTGGCCCTGTCATTCGCATAGCCAAGCATTTGCATAAGACTGTTTTGTGGATCGCTGAGAACGTCCGCTGCCCTGCGTTTGTAACTGTCAATCGTAGAGTAAAGATCAGCTATTGAGGGCATTTTAATTTATCGTTTGCGGTTGTTGTTCAATGTCTACGTCAAATCCATGCTGCCTGAGAAGTGTTACCCAATCGTGTGCAACCTGTAAAGCTAGTCCTTCTCCAAGAATATGAATTGTTACTTCGCTTGTTTCGTCATCAATGTCTATTGTGACGTTAGACCTACTCACTTCTTTTTTTTCTTTTTCTCTGCTTCACGTTTCTCAGAGTAAGCTATTGCTAGAGCTTGCTTTAGAGGCTTTTTCTCTTTCAATTCCTCTTTTACATTCTCTTTAAAGGCTTTTTTTGAGGCAGATTTCTTTAACATAATTATCCTTGCGTGTGGAGAATTGCATAATTAATTGTGACTGCCTCTGAATAAGCATTGTTCGTTGAGTTTTTAATCACAACTGTAAACTGCCCATTTGTAATTGCTGCAATAAATACGTTATAAGCTCCAAGTGTTCCACCACTTGCGACACTTGCAATAACTGTATCTTTTGCGCTTACTGCCGAACAACTTACAGTAAATACGGCTTGCGCCCCTGGAGCGAGTTGCGAGTTGGCAGTAATGATTGAACCAGATGGAGTATTACAAGTTACACCATTCGTTTTGACGCTAGATTGAGTGACTTGCGTATAATTCCCTGCAGCATAACCTATTTGACCAGTCGCAATGACATTGTTAGCAGAAACAATATCTGCTCCCTGAATGTTTTGATCAGAATAAGCAACATCAATGGCTTTTGAATTACCCATTGTCATTTTTTCATCTTTATGCGAGATAAAGCCTTCATTTGATCGTCAGCGCATCTCTTTGCTGCAGCCAATCTAGTCCTACTTGCCTCGATTTCCCTGGCAGCTTGGAGCGTCCTTAGATCGCTCTCAGCTTGCCATTTCTTCTCTTGAGCCA